TTCCCATCCAGCAATAATAAGTTTCAACGCAGCATAATCTTGTTCAGCATCAAACTTAGTAAGTTCTGATTTTTTCAATCTTTTAAATTTAATAATAAAAGTAGAACTTTCAAACTCCCCTGGTGTTGTTTCTGAAGGTTTTTTAACTTCAACAGGCCAAGGATACGCCGAAATTTTCTTCCGTATAAAACTCATTAGATAATTAATAGAGATACTTCGCCACTCTACTCATAAAAAGAGAGGGCGTAAGCCCCCTTTTATCTATATACCAACGAGAACTCATCGTTACCGCTGGTGGATGGACATGCAGTAATAGGAATCTCAGCCATTACAATTCCATTTTCTTCTCCATAAGCCACATCTCCTATATCTATTTTAGTCGAAGTAAATTGAACAATATTGCCAGCCGTTGTTCCATGAGTGAAGGTCAAGTTGCCTAAAGACGTATCACTTAAAGCAGCAGCAAAATAATCTTTTTGTGCCACAGTTGGTGCTTCGATAGTGACACTACCAGCAGAATTACGATCAATAATGTGTACTTCCTTCGTTCCTCCCACTAATTCCATATAGGTAGTCGTTACACCAGCATCAAATTCAATAGAATTACAAGCCCCTGCGTAAGACAAAAGCTGGAATCCAGTTGTATTTCCATTCTTGAAAATTAATGGTGTTGCCTGATTCCCGTAACTAACAGTAGGAAGAGCAACATCTGCTGGGGCTACATATATACCTTGGAAAGTGAAATTTAATTTAGGAATGTCTCCTACAGAAGCTTCTAAAGCCCAACTTCCTCGACAACCTGTGGTCTTATGTAAGACACCATCTACGTTGTAATAAATAGTTGCTGACTCAAACGATCCAGATACAGGTGCATAAGTAACACTTGTATTGGCAGCAACAGTTTCGCTAAAGCCACAAGCTCTTAAAGCTTTCCCCACTCTAGGAGCCGTGCCTGCTGCTGTTGAACCAGCAAGTTCCACGCTAAAAGCACATTCAACCCTTGTGTTAGCCAATAATTGCCTTGAAGAGCCAAGATACGGACGTATTAGATCCCTTGGGACAACATCACTTGCTTGTGGAGTTATCGACAGATCGCTTACTAGTATTGCGTCTGCTCCTGTTGGTGTTGGATCGGTTCCGTAGCTGCTTTCCAGTTCCAGAAGAATTACTCGTTTCCTTTCCAGAAGTGCCATTTTCTTTTACCTGATTTGGGATAGAGGGAGAAGTGCGCTTGATTAAAGTGCGTTCGCCTGTTTCTGGGTCAAGCGAATAACTACCGCCTTCGCTTGGATTTACTTCGTTCATAGTAGAGGAAGTGGGTTGTTAGGCATAACCTTCAAGACGACAAATTGTTGTAAGCAGAACGATAATCGACTTCATACTCACACATTATGACTCCAGCAGGTTGATCAGCTTCAAGAAATTCAAAGCTGGTACTAGCTGGTCTTATATCTAAAGCAAGTCCTCCCAAGGTGGGATCATTAACCATTTTTGTATGAAGACTTTCAATAGTTGGATCTGCAACATTATCAGGAACATTTCCTCTGGCAATAACAACTACTCGAATAGTCAATGTCCAATCAATTTTCAAATAAGTAGATGAATTTATACTTGGCTGATCACTAACTGGTTCAATAACAATTGATGGAGTATCTGCTCTTTTAAACGCTTCTGGCCTACTTCTAAAAATACGAGTCCCTACTCCAGTTGTCCCAGCTAATTGAGTTTTTAAAGCAGCAAGAATTTGTTCTCGTTTCGTAGCCATAATTTATCCCTAAGTTTTAGTAAGAGAGACAATACATAAAACACCATCATCTATTTTTCTAACACTACGCACCGTATAAGCAGCTCCATTAACAGTAATACTTGCACTAAAATCTAAACCTCCTAAATCAGCGGTTTTTGCGGTTAGCTGATAGTCGGTGGTGAGGACAACTCCGTCAGCCACTATTTCATCAGGCTGTTCAAGAATCCCTTTCACAGTAGAACCCCCAGACACAACAGTATCTGAGAAATCCTCAAAGAAAATATCTATGTCTTCAGTAAATGCCATAAGAAAAAGCCCCCTCGCAGACGTAAGGAGGCCATAAATAAATTAGCCGTACTTCTTCAAACCAAATCCATTTACAGAGAATGTAAATGACTGACCTGATGAACCACCAATTGTGTACTTGATGCGAACGTAACGTCTTGCATCATCCTTATTCACAGAAACTGCTTGAGCAGAAGCTGTACCAGTCACCTGAGTGAAAGCAACAGCACCTGAAGCAATTGCAGCGAATGAGGAGTTATCAGCAGAATCTTCAATTGTTACGTTGAGAGTTGGACTTGTACCAGCACCAGCAGCAGAATCTAAAACGAATACAACGTCACCGTCATAAAGTCTTAAATCAATACCTGCTGTTTGGCCTGTGGCTGTCCTAGCTGCTGTTGGATGACCTGCGATCAAATTTAATTTGCCGAGGTTCTGTTGAATAACTGACATTTAAGCTGTCTCCTTTTTAGGAGTAGAAGGTTTTTCTTTTGGAGTCGCAACTTTTGGAGTCGCAGCCGCAACCTTCTTTGCAGCAGGTGCAGCTTTTTTAACAGCAGGCTCAACGACTAATTCAGCCTTATTGCTGCTAATTAACATTCGGCCTACGTTCTCTTCAACTTCAAGTGTGGAGCCAGCCTTTTTAATAAGGCCAGCCACCATCACTCCTCTGATGAGTTTTACCTTCATCAAGTTATGTTCCGAGGCAGAAAGCAGTTGGCTGTTTAACACCGAAATCACAGTCTTGTAACGCTACTATTCTAACGCTTCCTGATTTGGACATTGCATATGGGTCAACAGTGATGTCTAGACCAGACCAGAACGCAGCTATCAACTGACTAAAGTCACCGAATAAGCAGTCGTTGTTTGTTAACTGGTTAGAAACAATTACTGGATAACCATT